ATGCAAGCATACAAGTATTCGTAAAGTATGAGAAGACCGATCGTACGACTAAAACTGATCCCGTGCCCAGAATCATATCACCACGTAATCCCAGGTACAATGTCAGAGTTGGACGTTATCTCGCCCCACTTGAGCATAAATTGTTCAAGAGCATTGGTAAGCTTTTTGGTCACCCAACAGTGATCAAGGGGTTCAATGCTAAAGAATCCGCAACCTTGTTGCGTGAGAAGTGGGAAATGTTTAAACGACCAGTGGCTGTTGGGTTGGATGCTTCTAGATTTGATCAGCATGTTTCGCTTGAAGCTCTCAAGTGGGAACATGAGGTCTACTACAAGTGTTATCCCCAGCAGAAACATAAACAGAGATTGCGACAACTCCTAAAATACCAATTAAAGAATGAGTGTGTTGGCTACGTTCCTGATGGGCGTGTCCAATATACCATTGAAGGTACTCGGATGAGTGGTGACATGAATACGTCTTTGGGTAATTGTGTGCTTATGTGCTCAATGATCCATGCGTATTCTAAATATGTGGGCGTTTCAACACAACTGGCCAATAATGGTGATGACTGTGTTGTCTTCATGGAACAGGGTGATTTGGACAAGTTTATGGCTCCCCTTTCTAAATGGTTTTTGGAAATGGGGTTCAATATGACTGTCGAACCTCCTGTAACCATGTTCGACCAAATTGAATTTTGCCAAACCAAACCAATTTGGGGAAGCGATTATTGGATTATGTGTAGGAATCCAAACACAGCAATTACCAAAGACAGTGTTATGTTGAAACGGTGGGACACTGAGGACCTCTTCCGCGGTTGGTTGGATGCCGTGGGAACAGGGGGTCTAGCTTTGACGGGCTCTATTCCAGTGTTCCAGGATCTTTATCAAATGTATCGACGATCAGGTAAGCGGCGGAAAATATCCGAGGATCTGTTGCCTTGGAATCTACGCTGCTTGAAGGAGGGCGTCAACCGGGAGTACGGCCATGTTCAGCCGGAAACCAGGGCCTCCTTCTATTGGGCGTTTGACGTAACACCTGATGAGCAGGTGGTTCTGGAGAAGCATTATCGCAAAATGTTGGTATCTTCGTCTCCAGGCGTCTACGTCCCTCGTAGCATTTTTACGTAAATTTGTGCCCCAGGCGGAGGCGGTGAGTAACGACACCGGGGCTGCCAGTTGGTGGGGTTCACTCCTTAAACGACCAAATCCAATTTGATGGGCTAATGTAAATGCCAAGTGACTGCACGGTCGTACTATGTTGGAGTGGATGAACAGTCCGGTTGGGTTGCCGGATCCCATACAAACCTTATGAAGCTACAACCTCAACCACGACCACTTTCCCAACCTGTCCCTGCTTTTAGAGAATACTACCGTAGTCGCGAAGTTGTTGGTGGTAAGAAGAACGATTTTGGATTGGAAGGGGCCAAGCGCTACCGCAATCCACAGACTCAACACACCACAACCTCAATCCCTAACACTGTCGGTGACTTCTTGGGTGCTGGTTCTGCTCTAGCTGGTTCTGCCGCTATTGCCGCTCCTGCCCTTGCTCCTGTTGCGGCTGGATTAGGCGTCGGTTACGGAGTATATAAACTCGGACAAAGTTTGAAATTTTGGTAAATATGGTGCGCGGAAATTCGACCAAGATTACCATTGATGAGGGTCGCCCTCGTTCTAACCGGACTCGTATTCCGGTTAGACGGGCCCCCATGAAGAAGGCTGCGCCTGCGAGCCCCACTCCAACCACCTTTGGTCCTGTTGCCACTATTGATACGGCTCCAGTTGCTATAGGAAATTCTGTCTCCGGGTCCGAACCCATTGTGACTTCGGTTCGCAATGGTGTTCGCATCCAGGGACGTGATTTCTTCTGTAATTTGGACTCCGTGGCAGCCACGTTGACTGATTGGTACATGGTTGGTGGGGCCCCCCTCATACCGCATGCTATGACCAGTAGTTTGTTGAAATCTTATGCTGGCATTTATTCACAGTTCATCGTCAACGGTATAGCATTACATTATATCACAGCAACTTCCACCGGGGTACAAGGTGATGTCATGCTGTATATCAGCAAAAGCATTGGAAATCCGATGCCTGATTCGTTAGGCAGCAACTTCTTGAGTATGGTGCTTAGTGATAAGAACACCATCATTGGCCCCTTGTGGAAGAATCACACTGCTGTCTATTTTCCACCCCCTACTGTTTACAGTACGGACATACTGAACGATGAAGATTTGACGCATCGCGGTCCGGGGGAGCTTGTCGTTTTCACGCGATCTAGCTCCGAACAGGTGCCCGGATACATGTTGATTGACTATGACATTACGTTCAAGACTATGCAAGTTAATGTTCGCGCTCTCACTTTCCCTATCTCTAAGATGAAATACTTTGGGACTTCATTAGGGAGGACGGCCACTGTCGCCACCACGAATATTGGGGCCCTTGTGATACAGGGCACCACTTTGAGTGGGGCAACACCCGACTTCCCAAGTGATGCTGCGGTGGGTGATATATACAAGATGGTCCTTATTATTGGGGCTGGTACTTTTAGTGGCTGCAACTTTGCTAATTTCTTGAACTATGAGGTGCTAAACGGTAGCGGTGTTGAGACTAATCAACTCTTCTCACTTGCCACCAACACCACTGTTTATGGCGTGCAATATGCCGTAGGGTCGTTCGTCGTGTACGCTTCGTACCAGGACGCCGTTACGCAATCTCGGCCATTGCATTATGGTGTTGGCGCTGCCATAGATGTGAATATACCCTCTTATGTTTCCTTCGTTGGGACCGTGGGCAATCCCACGTATACTCAATCTCATGTTTGAGGTGGCTTCAACCCTGCCGTTAGGGGATATACAACGGCATGTTGTTGTGATTTACTTTTGTTTTAGGGGAAGGTAGTTGCCCTTGGTGATGCGTAGGAGCATTGCTGGTGGTACGGCATCAAGGGATGGGACCTCTGCCAACCCCGAAAAGAGGAAAAGGTAACCTCTTAAAATCCACCACTAGACCCCGTCTTGGCGGTTCCAAGAAAAACCAGAAAATCCCCGTGGGCACTCTAAATTTGCCCTGAGAGTCCGCCGTGCAAGCCGGCGATCCG